CCCGGGATTCCATCTTGAGAAGACACTTAAGTAGGGCACCAGTATCTCCAAGCTTATCGCTTGGAGCTTTGGCCTCCACAACATAGCCCCGAACTTGAGGGCTATGGAGAAATGGGTGCATACGATCTACCTGATAAGGTAGAAGATATGAAACCCTGCCCAACACAGAGGAACTTGGTGACACGGTAGGAAAGTGTTTCAACACTTTCTCTAGCCGTGCATCAAGACGGCGGGTTGTCTGCCAGTAACCAGCAAGGTAAAGCTGGTTACGGAGACTAACCGTCGAGATTACCTCTGTCGCGTCTGCTATCGTGGTAGGTAGTGCTCGGCGAACCCGGACAATAGATACGTCCGCTCCGTCATAGTACTCCTTTCCGCAAGACTCTCTGAACCTTCCGGTCCAGAAGGACTTGCTCAGACCTACTTGAGAACCAAAATCCTCAAGTGTCTGCACGATAGATAGCACATGGTCTACGGGGACAATAAGATCATCCCCATAGACACGCACCGTCCCAAGAAAGGATTTAATGTCTTTCTTGGTCATGGTCACGTTAAGCGATCTCTGAATCCCAACAAAAATCATGGTCAAAAAGACCATGGCTTCCACGGGAAAACAGAGTGCTGAACCCATCGACGCGTATTTGGCCAGGGTAAGAATACCATGGCCATCCACGTCAGCCCTGCGAGAACGAGTAGCATCAAAGGCCCTGTCAACATAGGGCCAATGAGACATCATCGTTCGAACAAGGCGATTCGAGACACGATCAGAAGCCTCGCTCAAATCGAGCGTGGCCGTCCGTCCATCGGACGAACCTTGACGAGCCAAATCCTGATTAGGGAATTGGTCGTCAAATCCAATCATTCCAGTGAGGAGTTCATCCCTCTTAAAGGAATCGAGGAAACATTGCAGAAGAGCTTGTTGCGTGTATTGCATACACGCAGGCTCGACGGCAATGATCCGAGGTGTCTTGAGCGTCTTAGGAACGGAGATAACCTTCACAGGAATCTCTGCTCCGGGTTCGAGGACAGTCACCGTTTCCAACTCTTCTCTAAAATGAAGGTTTGGAAGTAGGTACTCCTCCGACGGGAAGACTCGTTGGAGTCGCCGGGTCCATGAACGGAGCCGATACTTACCATTACTGGTAAGACCATCAGCCACCGAACCGGGACCATGCTTCGGGAGCAAACGCCCGTAATAGATATCTCTATCCATACGGGTGAACACTCCACGAAACAGCAAGTCTGACATAAGACGGAACTCACGGATGCCTTTCTCCGTGAATTCATTGTCGACTTGGCGGACGTCCTGCTCACACTTGACGTACATGCGCATCGCTGCTCTTTCCCTTGCTGGAGAGCAAGGTAGGAGCATCTTGTTGAACATCAGCGTTAGCTGACGCAAAGCAAGAATTGAATCGATGCACGGGTCGTCAAGTAACGTGCCACTAAACCGGTCGAAAACACGGGAGAGATAACCTCCGAGAAATCGGGGGAGACTCCCATCCTTCTGGAAAGAAGGATGCGTCCCGGCCTCGCCTTGGTCCATCCACTTCTGGATGGACTTACCAAGGTCTGGCAGGGTTATCGTCAAAAACGATAACCCCTCATTTTCGACTCGCCTATTGACGGTTTTAATGTCAATAGTGGCGCTAGTGCAGCATCGCATAGCCGATTCCTCAGCTATGCTGGACCAGAGTGACATCAGGCTTTTCATAGACCCTCCTTATAGAGGTAATCTATCCATAGCCCATGTCATGAGACGTGACTGAAGGAGGAGATCGAAATCTCGTCCCGGAAACGGTAGATAACCGAATCCGCTTCAACAGTCACACCATACACCGAATGCCTTACGGCAGAAGGCCGGCGGCAGCGCCCGCAGTGGCAGTAAGATAAGTAATCAAACTGCCAATCGGAACGCTTATGACGTGGAGAAAGACGCCAATAAGAAGCATAGCCTTCAGGCTAAGCTTAATAGAGACGTCAAACTCGTGGTCAAAGCCACCAGCCTTACTCTTCG